GTTTTGCCTATCTCCCCTGGGGAAACTTTGAGCGTGGTTCATCCAGGCCCGATGACTAGGGAAACTTAGCCAGATGAAGCCAGTCTTAGTACAAAACCCGCCGCCGCTGATGGGGGCCCTGTATCCACGCCTACACACGCCGTGGCTAAAAACTAAAACGCGGGGCGGTGAGATTGCAGAGCTAGCCGAAAAGATCGGGCAGCCCCTTTTACCTTGGCAGCGCTTAATTTTGGATGATATGTGCGCGATCGATGATGAAGGTAAATTTATAAAAAAATCCAGCCTGTTTATTTGCGCCCGGCAATCGGGTAAGAGTCATATGCTGCGGATGCGCGTATTAGCTGGCTTATTCTGTTTTGATGAGCGCAATATATTGATGATGAGCAGCCAGCGGCGCATGGCCGAGCGCTCGCTAGAGATTATCGCCGACATCGTGGCACGCAATCCATTTTTACTAGCGCAAGTTAAGGATGGCAAGATCGAGGCTGCCTACCGTAAGAGCAATGGTAAGGAGCGCTTGATATTGGAAAATGGCGCGGTGCTAGAGGTTGTTGCAGCTAATAGCGATAGTAGCCGCGGCTTAACCGCTGACATGCTATGGATCGATGAGCTGCGTGAGGTCAATGAGGCCGCGATGGATGCGAGTAAATCGACCACGCTTACCCGGCCTAACTCGCAACGATTTTATACATCTAACGCTGGAGCAGCTGATAGCGACGTGCTTATACACATGCGCGAGCGCTCGATGGCCAAGCCGCCTAAGTCGCTTGGCTTTTATGAGTACAGCGCTAGCGAGAATTGCGATATATGGGATCGGCAGGCGTGGGCGCAGGCCAATCCATCGTTAGGGCTGTTGATTAGCGAGGAGTCGATTGAGGAAACAATAGCCACTAGCACGATCATGGCGGCTCGTACCGAAACCTTATGCCAGTTTGTAAATACCGGCATGACTAGCCCCTGGACACCTGGCAGTTGGGAAGATTTGGCCGATACCGAAATGGTCATGTCACCTGGCATGGTTACTATGTTCGCATTTGACGTTGACCCGCATACCCGCCGGTCGGCTTCACTTATTGCCGCTAGCTTGCTACCTGATGGCCGTATAGGCCTAGCACTAGCTAAAACATGGGAAAGTTTAGTAGCTGTAAATGAGCTGCAAATAGCCGTCGATATAAAAGAGCTGGCCGATAAATGGCATCCAAAGTTGATACTGCACGACTCATATACAACGTTTGCCATAGCTGAGCGCCTAGTAAATAGCGGACTAAAACTAGAGCCCTGCATAGGTGCTCAGTTTTACACCGCATGCTCGACCTTCAAAGATGCGATCGATAATAAGCGCGTGGTGCATGGCGGCCAGCCAGAGCTTGATGAACAGATGAATAACGTCGCTAGCAGTAGCAAGGAGCACGGATGGCGGATCGTTCGAAAGAAATCGCAGGGCAGCGTAGCCGCCCCGATCAGCATGGCGATGGCCGTTATGCACCTATCCAAGCCAATTAGCGAGGCCAAAATCTACATTTAATTGTGGCGCGCCTTTCCTAAAATATGCTTGACATTTTGCGAAAATACCACCATGGGATTACTACAGGCTATAGGCATCCGCAGTAAAGATAAAGTGCAGGTTGATGCACAGCTAGCGCCTGCCATCATGAACGATTACTACGGCGCGGGCCAATATTCATACGGCGGCTTATTTAATAACGGCTACGGCGCGGGTGTAATGAACCGCACGACAGCGCTGCAAGTTGCAACCGTATCTCGATGCCGTAATTTAGTTTGTGGCGTAATTAGTTATCTACCTTTAGCGCTATATAAAAAATCTACCGGCGCGCAGTTGCAATCGCCAATATGGCTAGATCAACCTGACATGCGCCAACCGCGCGCGGTTACACTTGCCTACACAGTTGACAGTTTAATTTTTTACGGCGTTGCTTATTGGCGCGTCACATCATTGTATGCAGATGATGGTAGGCCGTCAGGTTTTGAGTGGGTAGCAAATACTCGCGTAACAGTTACAACAGATGCAACAGGATATGAAGTATCGCAATACGCAGTTGATGGAAAAGTTTTGCCAATGTCGGGTATCGGCAGCTTGGTTACTTTCCAAAGTTTATTGCCTGGAGTTTTAGAGACAGGCGGCCGAACAATTCAGGCTGCGCTCGACGTACAAAAAGCAGCTGCAATATCAGCGGCTACACCGATGCCTACTGGAATTATTCGCAATCAAGGTGCTGACCTACCTGAAGCTCAGGTGCAAGGTTTACTTGCTGCGTTTAAATCTGCACGTCAAAATCGCAGTACTGCTTACTTAACTAGCACGCTGGATTATCAAACCGTAGGATTTTCACCTAAAGAAATGACCTACAATGAAAGCAGCCAATATTTAAGTACGGAAATAGCCAGACTCATGAACGTTCCGGCGTTCATGGTAAGTAGCGATATGAATAACAGCATGACATATCAAAACGTGTTAGATAGCCGTAAAGAATATGTTGCTTACAGCTTGCAGCCTTACATTTGTGCAATCGAGGAACGCCTTAGCATGGATGATATAACCGCACACGGTAATGTCGTAAAGTTTAACGTCGATGAAACGTTTTTGCGTGCTGACACTATGGCAAGACTTAACGCAATAGAAAAGATGCTGCAATTAGAGCTAATTGATATTGAGACCGCACGCGAAATGGAAAGCATGACCCCCTACGGTAATGGAGAAGTAAATGATATTAACGTTTAGCGCTAGCATCACCGCAGCCGATGAGCAGGGCCGCATGATTAGCGGCAAGATCGCGCCATACGGTGAAGTCGGCTACACATCCGCCGGTAAAGTTGTATTTAAATACGGCAGCATAAAAGTTGCAGATGCTAGCAAAGTAAAATTGCTTATGGCCCATGACAGCTCAAAAGTTGTAGGCCGCATGCGTACTTATGATATAGATGATAAAGGCATGTACGCATCATTTAGCGTAAGCCGTAGCACCGCCGGATCAGATGCAATTTTGCTCGCCCAGGAACAGCTCATGGATGGCCTATCCGTTGGGGTGGAAGTTACAGCCTCAGAGCCTAAAGACGGCTATCTCCTGGTCACGGCTGCGAATTTGCGCGAGGTCAGCCTCGTCGAAAGCGCGGCATTTGCCTCGGCAGCCGTGCAAAGAATTTCTGCGCAAGCGGAATTAGTAGAAGTAGAAGCATCTACATCTACAAAAGTAAGCACCACAGTTACACATATCGAAAGTACAACAACCGAAACCGAAACCGAAACCGAAACCGAAAACGAAAGCGAGGCCGCTGTGACCACAGCTCCCGAAAATCCAAGCGAGGATAAGGCAGAGGAAGCTGCTACACCAGTAGTAGAAGCAGCCCGCAAAATTATCCTACCTTCAGCACTAAACAGTCAGACCGTACGCACACCTATTACATCTATGGGCGCATACACAGAGCACAAAATCAAAGCTGCACTAGGTAATGACGAGTCTCGTCTATACGTAACAGCTGCCGATGATAGTTTTTCTACTAACCCGGCATTTAGCCCAACGCAGTACCTTTCAGAATTTCCAACAAATACACGTTTTGGCACACCTGCTATTGATGCGTGTTCACAGGGAGTTTTGCCTACAAGCGGCATGACAATTAACGTACCTTCATTGGTTACATCAGCAGGCGGCGGTACAGGTGTTGCACCTAGCGTTACCGTAGAAGCCGAAGCTGGAGCAGTAGCAAATGTTGGCATGGAAACTGCTTACCTAACAGGTACAGTCTCCAAGTATTCAGGTATGAACACACTAAGCGTTGAACTGCTAGAGCGTTCTGATCCAAACTTCTACGCTGAATTAACACAACAGCTACAAAATGCCTACCTAACACGTCTAGATACCACAGTACTTGCAGCGCTAGTAGCGGCTGGTCAGTACAGCTCAGGATGCGATGCAGACTCTGATGGCGTTATCGAATTTGCTAGCGACTCAGCTCGCAAAATCTACGAAGCCACAGGATATTTTGCGAATAACTACATCGCAAATGGATCACAATGGCAGCTCCTAATGGGCGCAACCGATAACACAGGCCGACCAATTTACTCGGCCAGCCAACCGATGAACGCAGGCGGCCTTGTGCAGCCAGGCGCAATCCGCGGCAACGTACTCGGACTTGATCTATATGTTGATAAAAACTTTGCAGTTACTACAACCATCGATGACTCAGCTGTGATCCTTGCACCTGAAGCATTTACTGTTTACCGCAGCGCTACTAACTACATGAGTGTCAACGTGGTTAGCAACCTACAGGTACAGGTAGCCATTTACGGCTACATGGCAACAATCGCCAAAATGCCTAACGGTATTGTTAAGTTTAACCTGAACTAAATCCCTAGCAGTCGGTGGGGTCTAAGCCCTTGACCCCACCGGCCTTTTTACAAAGGAGTACAAAATGCCAGCAACGTATGTAACGGTAGCTGAGTTACGCGCGAATTTAGGCATTGGTACTTTGTACTCAGATAACACAGTTGAGGAGTGCTGCCAAGCGGCGCAAGATCAGATCAACAGTTTTTTATGGTTCGATAGTGCTGCGGTGGTGGGAACTGCGTTAGTAAGTAACGTGGCAACCGTAATGCTGGCCAATCCTGGCATTTTTACTACTTCACAATCAGTAACGATCGCCGGGGCTGGTTCAACATTTAACGGCACTTACACAGTCACGGGCACGATCCCATTTAGCACAGGCACAGGCAACATTTTGCCAGCCTTTAATTTACAGCTGCAGTATTTTCAAAACCCTATGGGCTACAGCTTCATCCAATACGCCAAGACAGCTGCCGATCAAAACTTTAGGCGAGTGCTGCCTTATGGCACAGCTACAGGCGAGGACACTAAGACAGCCTCATACGCCACTACAGCCAGCGTGCGCCAGGCAGCGATGATTTTGGCAGTAGATATATGGCAAGCCCGTCAAGTCAGTCAGACAGGCGGCGTAAGCGTTGATATGGGCCCAAGCCCTTACCGCATGGGTAATACAATGATCGGCAAAATACGTGGGCTATTAGCTCCCTATTTATCGCCTGCAACTATGGTGGGTTGATATGCCAGCGGCTATTACTACCCTGCGCACCACGATCGCAACCGCCCTGGCTAATGCCGGCGTTTGGCAAACTTTTAGCTATCCGCCTGCAACCATTATGGCTAATAGCGTTATCGTTTCCCCGGCTGATCCTTACATTGTGCCTGCTAACGGCCATTTTAACCAAGCTGCTATTAGACCCCAGGCAAATTTTAAAATAACTATGACCGTGCCGGCATTTGACAATCAAGGCAACCTTGCAGGCATTGAGGACACGATGATCGCAGTATTTAACAAGCTGGCTAACAGCGCGATCGTATTTAGCGTTACCCAAATTTCAGCGCCTACAGTACTAAACGCTGAAAGTGGTAGCCTGCTTATGGCAGACCTATCAATAACCGTACTAACCACTTGGAGCTAAACATGGCAGATCAACAGATAACCGAGGCAGACATCGAAGTATTAAAAAAACTTGGTCTGCCAATTCCAGGCAAAACTACTAAGAAGGATGAGGAATAAGACGTGGCAATTTATCTAGATAATAACGTTGGCTTGAAAATTGCCACCGTGGACCTTAGCGAATATGTAACATCAATTACATTGACGCAGACATTTGACGAAATCGAAACCACAAGTATGGGAGCGAAATCTCACCAATTTTGTAAAGGTTTGGAAGCATCTACGCTTACTGTAGATTTCCTAAATGATTGGGCAGCCGCAAAAGTACAGGCAACCCTACAAGCCGCATACGGCACAAGCGTTACTGCAATAGTTATACCTGTAAAAGGCACAGCTGTCAGCGCAACAAATCCAACTTACACCGTCTCAATTTTGGTCAA